TATCTAGTGGATCTGGCGGCGCTAAAATGCAAAGTTTAATTGGCACGTACAACTACTACATGCAAATGATTAGAGATGTAACTGGTTTAAATGAAGCTAGAGACGGATCAACGCCTGATAAAAATGCTTTAGTTGGAGTACAGAAACTAGCTGCAGCAAACTCAAATACTGCTACTAGACACATATTGCAGTCTGGATTATTTTTAACAGCTGAAATGGCAGAGTGCATGTCGCTTAGAATATCTGATGTATTAGAATATTCTCCTACTAAAAACGCCTTTATCCAAGCTATTGGATCTCACAACGTAGCTACGCTAGAAGAAATGTCTGAGCTACATTTGTATGACTTTGGTATATTCATAGAGTTATCTCCAGATGAAGAGCAAAAGCAATTACTTGAGAACAATATTCAAATGGCTCTACAACAAAAAAGCATAGAGCTTGAAGATGCTATTGATCTTAGAGAGATAAGAAACATCAAGCTTGCTAATCAACTGTTAAAAATACGTAGAAAGAAAAAGCAAGAAGCAGATAGAGCTATGCAGTTAGAAAATATTCAAGCGCAAACGCAGTCTAACACTCAAGCAGCTCAAGCCGCTGCTCAACTTGAAGTTCAAAAAGATCAATCATTGAATCAAAACAAGATGCAGTTAGAGCAAATGAAAGCTCAGCTTGATGCTCAAAAAATGCAACAAGAGCTTGCTGCTAAAAAAGAATTAATGGGAATAGAGTTTCAGTACAATATGCAGTTACGATCTGCTGAAACACAAAATGCAAAATCAAAAGAAAAAGAAAAAGAAGATCGTAAGGACGAAAGAACTAAAATACAAGCTACACAGCAATCAGAACTTATAGATCAAAGAAAGAGTGGAAAAGCACCTAAAAACTTTGAGTCTGCAGGTAATGATACTATGAGTGGAAGTTTTGATTTAGGTGGTTTTGATCCTAGATAAAATTTATTAACTATTATTATATTATATTATGCAAGAAGAATTAGAAAATGTTGAGGAAACTCAACAAGTCGAAGAGACACCACAAGCAGAAGAAACAACTGATGTTGTTGATGAAAGTAAGTTTCAAAGCGCTGGAGATGATTCAGTAATTAAAATAGACTTAAACAAACCAGTAGAAGAACCTGTAGAGGAAACAGTAGAAGAACAAGAGGTAGAAGTTGTAGCTGAAGAAACTACAGAAGAAGTAGTTGAAGCAGAGGCGCCAGTTATCGAAGAAGTAATTGAAGAGATAACTGACGAAAAAATAGAAGAAGTTGAAGAACAGATTGAAGAAGCTGTTGCTGAGGCTGAAGCTACTGGCAAACCTTTACCTGAAAATATTCAGAAGTTAGTTGACTTCATGGAAGAGACTGGCGGAGATATAAACGACTACGCTAGGTTAAACCAAGACTATAGCCAAATGAGTAACAATCAGGCTTTAGAAGAATATTACAAGTTAACTAAACCTCATTTAGATGCAGAAGAAAGAGCATTTTTAATGGATGAAAACTTTTCTTTTGATGAAGATGTAGATGACGAAAGAGATATTAGAAAAAAGAAAATCGCTTTAAAAGAGCAAGTTGCTGAAGCGAAAGCCTACTTAGACGGGCAAAAGTCTAAATATTACGAAGAGATCAAGGCTGGATCAAAACTCACGAGTGAGCAACAAAAAGCTGTAGATTTTTTCAACCGATACAACAAGGAATCGGAAGCGAATGAAAGCAGAATTAAAAACGAACAATCTACTTTCTTAAAAAAGACTGAATCAGTTTTTAACGACAAGTTCAAAGGTTTTGAATATAACGTCGGAGATAAAAAGTATAGAGTGAACGTTAAAGAAGCTGGAAAAGTAAAAGATACTCAAAGCGACATTAACAACTTTGTCAAGAAGTTTTTGAACAAAGATGGAACGATGTCAGATGCTAAAGGTTATCACAAAGCTTTATACTCAGCTATGAATTCTGATGCTATTGCTAATCACTTTTACGAACAAGGCAAAGCTGACGCGTTGAAAAACAGTGTCGCTAAAGCTAAGAACGTAGATATGTCACCAAGACAATCTCACAAAGAGTTTGAAGCTGGTGGTATGAAATTTAAAGTGCTAGGCGATAATTCTTCTGATTTTAAGTTTAAAATTAACAAAGGAGGAAAATAGTTTTCCTTCATAACTTTAAAACATATTTATTATGGCAATTACAGGTGGATCGTTGCTAAACAAAGTGCCTTCGGCGCAGCAACAAACGCTATCTTCTAACTACATTGACTTCGCAGGAGGTTCAACTGGTTGGGAGCAACAATATTTACCAGATCTTATGGAGTCTGAAGCTGAGGTTTTTGGAAACAGAACTATCTCAGGATTTCTTTCTCAAGTAGGAGCTGAAGAGGCAATGACAGCTGATCAAGTTGTATGGTCTGAACAATCAAGATTACACTTATCTTACGTAGGTACAGTAGCTACTGCTGGTGATACTAACGGAACGTTTACAGTTGTAACTGACATCGACGGTTCTGCTGACGGTGAAAACGGATTTGCTGTAGCTAATCACGGTATACGTGTTAACGACGTTGTGCTTATCGCTACTGCTGGTATCGTTACTAAATGTTTAGTGGTAGAAACTCCAGCTACGGCTGTTGTTACAGTTGAGCCTTATGATAAAGCTACTTTAGCTGGTCATGCTACAACTGGTAGTGGATCTGTATTATTAGTTGTAGGTTCTGAGTACGGTAAAGGTGCTGCTTATGCTTCTATTACTGGTGCTGCTGAAGCTGAGAAAAGAACTGCTTTAACACCAACGTTCAAGTCTTACAGCAACAAACCAATTATCATGAAAGACTACTATGAGATCTCTGGATCTGATGCGTCTCAAATTGGTTGGGTTGAAGTTTCTGGTGAAGAAGGTCAGTCAGGTTACTTATGGTACCTAAAAGCTGAAGGTGATACTAGAGCTCGTTTTACTGACTACTTAGAAATGCAAATGCTAGAAGCTGAAAAAACAGTTGCTGCATCAATCATTGGTTTCAACGGAAGTATTATTCGTGATGCTACTGATACTGGCGCTGGTGGTTCTGGTACTGAAGGTTTATTCGCTGCTATTGAGTCTAGAGGTAATGTTACTTCTGGTGTTACTGGTGTTAACGCTGCTACTGATTTAGCTGAGTTTGACGCTATTTTAGCAGAGTTTGATAAGCAAGGTGCTATTGAAGAAAACATGATGTTTGTAAATAGAGCTACGTCTCTAGCTATTGATGACATGTTAGCTTCTATGAATTCTTACGGAGCTGGTGGTACATCTTACGGTGTATTTGACAACTCTGAAGATATGGCATTAAACTTAGGTTTCTCTGGATTCCGTAGAGGATCTTACGACTTCTATAAGTCTGACATGAGATACTTAAACGATAAGGCTACAAGAGGTGAGATTAACCGTGTAGCTGGATCTGCTGCTATCCGTGGAGTTATTATACCAGCTGGTGTATCTTCGGTTTACGATCAAGCTTTAGGAAAGAACATGAAACGTCCTTTCTTACACGTTCGTTACCGTGCTTCTGCAACTGACAACAGAAAGATGAAGACTTGGACTACTGGTTCAGTTGGAGCTTCAACTTCTGCTTTAGATGCAATGCAAATTCACTACTTATCAGAAAGATGTTTAGTTACTCAAGGTGCTAACAACTTTATGTTAATGAAGTAAGCAATATTATTAGGTCGAGGGCTTCGGTCCTCGATCTTTTTTTTTATTAATTTTTATTATATTATATTATGGCTAAAAAGCAAACCGCGGCAAAAGCTGCACCAGTACAAGAGGTAGAGCCTCAAGTACAAGCAACTAATGAAAATACAGAAGTTGTTATTGAAAAACCAAAAAGAAAAGAAAAAGAGTATAAAACTCTAGAAGACGGTTGGGAGATAAAAGATAGAATCTATAAGTTAAAAGGTAATAAGAAACCTTTATCAAGATCTATCAGATCTGCAAATATTCATTGGTTTGATGAAGAAAAAGGATACGAAAGAGAACTTAAATATTGTCAAAACCAAAGAACAGTGTTTGTAGACGAAATGAAAGGAGATCAAAGACTAGAACACATTGTGTTTAGAAACGGTATGGTTATTATACCTAAAGAAAAAACTGTTTTACAAAAGCTACTTTCTTTATATCATCCAGATAAAGACGTGATGTTTTACGAAGAAAAGCCGGTTGCCAATGCAATAGGCGAGATTGCTTGGTTAGAGATGGAAATAGAAGCTTTAAATGCAGCGCAATCTATTGACATTGATATGGCTGAAGCTATCATGAGAGTAGAAGTTGGGTCTAAAGTATCAGACATGAGTTCTAAGGAACTTAGAAGAGATTTACTATTATATGCTAAGAGAAACCCAGAGTTATTCTTAGAGTTAGTAAATGACGA